CATATTTAATTGTGTTAGGTTTGTAAGTATCATTACCACCATATCCAATAAAATCACCTTGAATGATCTTATCAGTGTGTGGCAGACAATCAAAACAATCGTGCAGAATATCCCTTACTTCACCCTCATAATGCTCATCAATTTCATCGTGAGAGTGTGCAATACGAATCTTTTTCTTATTGAAAACTGCTTTCGTACCAACAAAGAATGTGCCAGTAGCAGGATCAGTTCCCCACACAATCGCAGGGCAACCATCAATCTTTACTGAAACATGTGCAGGTTCAGTGAACCAATCAAGAACCTCAAGATCACCAGTAAGGATAGAATCTTCGGGGTGTTGTAGATGGAGATTTTTCATTTGAGGATGTGACGATAATCGATAGATTTGATGCACCAACCAGATGCAGATGTGATCTCTTCGATTAAATCATCTCCATCATCTGCATCCCAAAATGTACCAATGTATTCTTCACTAAGTTTCTCTTCGGTGCAAATTTGATCTGATTCATTCCAACCTTCTTCGTCAAGATAGCAATCAAATTGAATATCAGTTACTTGAAATTGCATCACTTACCAACTCCATAATCGTTTGCAGTTGCTTCAAGTTCACCAAAATTATACTCATCTTCTTCAAGTAAATGTGGGTAGTATTCTTTCACTTCTTCAAGCAATTCTGCATCGGAATACTTATCATAACTTTCACTCATATTGTCGTAAAGAATCGCCATCATAGTTTTGATGTCCATATCATCCAGGATTTGCTGGATCATATTGTCTTGAAGATCAGAACGGTTCATGAGAAGAATTGGATGAAGTTACCGATGAAAGTGAATCAAACCAGGCAGGAATCGACTGCTTCCATAACATCACCGTATTCTCCGACAATGTTACCGTGAGCGTCACGAATGTAAGCGTAGGAATCGCTCTCATCGTGCATAGAGAAGCAGATGTCCATAGCACGGTCTAGGGTGGAGACGTACTCACCCTCACCGAGGGCAGGGCAGGCAACGTAGAAAAGATTGGTCATTGGTTTTGTTTGAACTGAAGTAATTGTAGGGGATCGGGGGACGGTGCTGTGGGGGCAGTGTGCCAGTTCCTCAACAGGCACAGCACAGAGCAGAATTGAGCAGTTGTGGTTCAGTGTGAAAGTCTGTTACAGTGTAACCATAACCATCCACACGAGAGGCGATCTCACGCTCCATGTCGCGCTTGTTGATCATCGACTTAGACTGAGTGCCACCCATAAAAGTAACAATTTTCAGAACCTGGCGGGAGTTGATTGTGCCATCCACGAACTTGACGGGATAGAAGTCAACAACCATGTTTCCGCCTTTTGCTGTGAGTTGCATTGCCTTGGTTTGAACTGATCTAATAATAGGGCAAAGGGGGATCAGGGGAAGCGGTGTTGTGCCACTTCCCAAACTGTCACCAGATCTCCGTCCAACGCTTGTGGGTCTCTTTACTTACCCTGCCTTCCTTTAGCATATTGTCGCAAACATTGCAGAAGACTTGAAACTTTTCTTCACGGGTGAGAGTGTCCGCACCATCGCAATTTTTCATGATGCTGATCATGTATGCTTTGTTGGTGATCATTGGTCTCTGTTGATTACTTTGTAATCATACAGGCAATCGTGCCTCAGATTGTGTGTGCTGTGCCAGTTTGCGAGGTGGCACACACAACTCCTCCATTATAATTTGTTTTGGTAGAAAGTTCCAACAATAGTAACTAGAACTGAATGTGATTTTATCGTTTGGTCTACCATCAGGAGAGTGGAACTTCATCCGCTTATCAAACATCAACAGTTGCAGATCCTTGTCCTTGAATAACTGTTTCGGAGCAGAATCATTCAACCAAGTGTTAGTCATAATCAACGCAAATGGTTTGTTAAATGATAACGCTCGCTCAAAAAACTTACGCTTGTTTGTGAATGGAGGATTAGAGACTATTACATCCCAATGGAAAGGTTCATAGGTGAAAAAATCTTTTCCATCATCAATATGAGAGTATTCAACACTATGAGTCTGTGAGATTTGTTTGACAAATTCACTCTCTGCTTTATCAAATGGGCACCAGACTTTTGCATCCTGAGGAATATATTTCAGGATGGGAGTGACACCATAATCGGGAGTGTAACACTCATCATTGTTACCTCCCGAATACATCAGTTCTTTACTATCAATCATTTGACTCGAGTACCAACTGCATAGATTTCTTTCTTAGAGATAGTAACACCGATGCGGGGATCTTTTGCGTTACCGTTCTTTTTCTGGGGATACTGTTTCTTACACTTAGGAAGAAGAATTGCAAGAACATCATCACAATCAAGTTTCCACACTTCTGCAATCACACCACCATCATAACGTGCATAATAGTGATTCTTATACTTACCAATCTTATCTTCAATCAAATAGCGTTCTTGTTCTTCCCAAGTATCTTGAACACTAATACCATTATACGTTGCATTGATAGAATTTGCAATGGTAGATTTATACTCACATCCACCATCTTCATCGAAAGCATCTGCACCACTATAATCATCCGCGATACGATGACCCAAGATCCCCGCCATATGAATCTCACGGGAGCGAGCATAGGAGAAGGGATCACCCCATCCATTGGTCTCGCAGAGGGCGTACATCTCCTCGTAGAGTGCCTGGTAGCGTGCTTCGGGAGTGGTCATCAGTGTCTGTCGATTACTTCGTAATCATAGGGCACCACAGAGGCGATTGGCGAACCCCTGTGCCACTTCCTGATCTGGCACACCAAAAGTATCAGTCAACCACCAATCATATAACCTTTCTTCTTCTTTTCGTGCTTCAATTTCGTGTGGTTGATCTTCATAAGACCAATTTTCTGCTGGTTCTGTATAATAACACAATTTTCCACTGCGAAACCGCAACGAACCTTCTACCCATTGGCGCAGATGCGTCAGTTCGTGAAAAAGAGTTTTTACATATAACTCCTTATCCATATGGGTTTGGAGTTCAATTAGGAAATGGCGTGGACGATAACTATCACCCACAACATCACAATAACCAACTACATTTTCACTCTTCATTCCACGATGAACAATATCCACCGTGATTTTATGTCGCGGAAAGAAGTTATTCAGAAACCAAGAGGTAACATCCTCACAGAGGATTTTAGAATAACCGTATCCAGAATGGCAGATGTAAGACATGAACCCCAGTGAAGAAACCAAACAAAAGAACTGATGAAGATAAGTTTATGTGTAGTTGTCATCCCCAAGCACTCATAAACTCATCCATACTGAATATCTCATCGGTGCCAGTTTCATCAACTAACTCATCATAACTCATTTCTTTCAGCATCTCCAGGTATTCTTCGGGAGTTGCATCTTCATCGGGGTCAAAATCATCATGGCAGAGAAACACATACTCATTGTAGAGTGCGTCGATCAGTTGTTCCTTACTTGGCATACAAGTAACCACCTGCCCAATCTGCGTGCTCATACAACCACTCACGCTGCTCAATCAGTCGCAGGTCATAACGAACACCTTTTGCAGGTGCTTTGAATGATGCTGCCTTGTAAAGTTCACCCGTTTTCTTATCAACGAAAGCGTGAACACTACGGGAAGGATCACGATTCTCATTAGGAATCTCCATAATGATTTTGTGATACTTACGACCTTCCTCAATGTAGAACTTATAGACAGGAGCAGGGCGACCAGCAAGTTCACCACGATTACGGGACTTGAAGTTGTCCACAAGGGCATCACAGAGCATCAGAGTCCACTTACGGACATTCAGTTGGATGGTGTTCCTGGCGTCCTGAGTGGCGCAGTAGTCGGAGAAGGTGGAGCGCATTGGTTTGTTGCGTATGAACGTATTATAGGGGCAGAAAGGGACGCCTGAGCGTCCCCGTGTGCCACTTATCCAACTGGACCAGCAGGGATGGGAACTTCCATCACGTTGTTCTTGGTGTAAGGATTGGGGCGAACATCGTGGCAAGTCCAGTTACCATCAACAAAGTGATAGGTATATTCTGCGCCGTAATTGTTGTCGGCAGCACACAAGAACTCATTCAAATCCTTGTAGAGTTGTGGTGCATTAGACTCCAAAGATTCACCGCGAGCAGTATAATGGAGAGGACCAGATTCAGGAAGGGTTTCGTTATTCCAACCTGCATTAGTCCAGGTGCAAGACATATCACCACCATCGATCAGTTTGTTGACCTTATCGGCAGTGTCAAAGTTATCACGAAGAATCCGACCATTGAACTCAGGATAACCATCATAATGGCAATAGACGCCAAGGATGCTGCCATCTTTGAGTTGCTTGCCGATCAGTGAACGAGTGCCCATTGGAGGTGCGTTTGTTTGACTCTCTTAATATACACAAAAAAAGCGGGTACGAAACCCGCCGTGTGCCACTTTCTCAACTGTCACACTCAGTCGTCATAAACTAGACATTCAGGTTCTGATGGGTTAGCATCACAATAAAGTTCAAGTGGTGAAGGATCGTGATGATCTCCTGCTTCAATTTCATCTTTATGCTTTTCAGCATATGCTTCTAGTTCTTCTAACTCACCCTCAATGTGGCGACGTTGTTGTGGGGAAGTGGTAGGATCTTGGAGGATTTCCTTATCCTTTTCAATATGCTTTTCGATACTTTCCATTGTTTTGTAACGTGATAATACTTATTTATTTTCTTCCTTCACTTTTTGCACCAAATAGTCAGCAAATGCTTCCATTTTTTCTGGATGAATTTGCTGAATACCAGCATCTTTTACAGCGTTTGTGATGCTGTAAATCTCGTTTTCGTCCAATTTTTTGCTTTTTGAAGGAAGAGTCATGATTCTGGTGCCTGAACTAATCTAGTTTAGCGTCTCCGCTTACAAATAGTTAGTATCTTAATTATTTCTTTGGGATTGCTTAATCATCCGTAAAGAATGGACCGAATTTACCACTACTTCCGTTTTCACGATTTTCTAACATATCCATAATCTCGTCGAACTTTTTGCATTGTTCCATATCTAGAAGAAGTTGTGATAGTTGTTTAACAACTAGGGAAGTTTCATTCATAGCAGCAGATTTAATTGCAGCACGAATATGAGATTCTGCTTCCAGAAGATGTTCAAGAGTTTGTTTGGATAATGCCATCAGAGTTCAGTGTAATCAGGTATTTCAAAGGGGTTTGTTCTAGTTGGGTCATTACGATCATAATCGTAATAATACTTAGAATGTGCTGGCATTTTTTCACCAGTAGCAGTCAAGTCGTAT